GCCATGTGGCAGCACCACGTCGTGGTCTTTCAGTTCTGCCGGCCGATCCTGCGTCGCTGGATCGAGCTTGGCGTGCTCTCGGGCAAGATCAGGCTGCCGCAGGGCGTGACGGTCGCTCAGGCGGCGCGCGCGAAGTGGGTCCCGGAAGGCTGAGCCTACATCAATCCGGTGCAGGACGTTCAGGCGAAGCGCGAGGAAGTTCGCGCCGGCTTCCGCTCGCGCAGCGAGGTCGTCTCCTCCGCCGGCTACGACGTGGAACAGGTGGACGCCGAGCAGGCTGCAGACGCCAAGCGCGTCGATAAGGCAGGCCTCATCTACGACAGCGACCCGCGCAAGACGGCTGGCTCCGGCGCCGTGCAGGCGGACGCTGAGCCCGACCCGGCTCAGCCGGCGAACTAGGGACAAGCAACATGCCAGTTCTGGTGAACGGCCCGGAGATCATTCTCTCCGGGACGGTAGGAGACCTGTGGTTTGAGGAAGGCTTCACCTCTGGTGAGGTGATTGCCGCTCTCGCTCAGGTCGGCGAAGGACGCGACATCACGATCCGCATCAACTCTGGCGGCGGGATCGCGACCGAAGGCTCAGCCATTCATGCGGCGCTCTCTCGCCACACTGGCCGGAAGACCGTGGTCGTTGAGGGCATCGCGGCGTCCGCCGCATCCCTGATCGCAATGGCCGGCGACGAAATTGAGATGTCGCTCGGCGCGACGATGATGATCCACGATCCGAGCGGCCTGACCTATGGAACCGCTGCGGACCACGAGATCAACCTACGCGCTCTGAACGCCCTGGGTGACGCCTTCGCCGGTGTCTACGCCCGGAAGTCTGGCAAGCCGAACACCGACTGCCGCGCCGACATGAAGATCGAACTCTGGATGACGCCCGAGGAGGCGGTCGCTCAGGGGTATGCGGACCGGGTCGGGCCGGCGCCGGCTGCATCCAACGACAACGACGAGGCCGACGAGGCCGTCGCCGCCTTCGATTACCGGATCTACGCCCACGCGCCCGAGCGCCTTGTCGCGCTCGCGCAGAAGAACGGCTGGCGTCTCGACGCCCGTCGCCCTGCGGCTTCGGCCGCGCCCACGCGCCAGAAGGAGAATCCCATGGCGGACAAAAACGCGGGCGCGACGACGCCCGAGCAGCATGCCGAAGCGCTCGAGGCGGCGAAAGCCGCAGCGGCTGCCGAGGCGACGGCGAAGGCTACGGCCCACGCCGTGGAGATCTCGACCATCTGCGCCGAAGCGGGTGTGCCCGCGATGGCCTCGACGCTGATCAAGGAAGGCGTCACCGCCGACCAGGCCCGCGCACGAGCCACTTCGGCCAAGGACATCCGCGCTGCCGTCGAGGCCGCCCAGAAGTCCTACCCGAAGATCACGGCCAGCGCCGACGAGTTCATTGCCCAGGGCAAGTCCCTGGAGCATGTGCGCGCCGCGCTGTTCGAGAAGATCACGGCGGTTCAGTCCCCCGAGATCAACAGCTTCCACCAGCCGGCGGGCAACGCCGCCGCCGTCACCGCCAAAGCCAGCATGGAGCGCGAGCTCAAGCGTGCCGGCCTGACCAAGGGGGCCTGACCCATGGCGCTTCTCGAAACCGCGATCGTCGCCTCCGACTGGCTCAAGTACGAGGCCGACAGCTACTTCTCCCGTGAGACCGTCACCATCGCCTCCGGCGCCGGCGCGCTGAAGTCAGGGACGGTGCTCGCCACCATCACCGCTTCGGGCAAGTACACCGTCGCGGCGGCCTCCGGTTCGGACGGCACGCAGACTGCGGTCGGCGTCCTGCTCTTCCCGGTCGACGCCACCAGCGGCGACAAGTCTGCGGTGATCATCCGCCGCGACGCGATCGTCAGTCACAACGGCCTCGTCTGGGGCTCCACCATCAACGATGCGACCAAGCGAGGGGCTGCTTCGGCGCAGCTCAAGACGGCCGGCATCCTCGTGCGCGAAGGGGCCTGACCCATGCCGACGATCCTCGACATCTTCAATCAGGACGCCTTCTCGGCGGCGTCCCTCACCGGAACGATCTCGCTCGTCCCGAACAGCTACGGCAAGGTCGGCGAGCTTGGCCTCTTCACGCCTGAACCGATCGCGACGACTTCGGTCATCGTGTCGGTCGAGAACGGCGTGCTGAACCTGCTCCCGACCCGCCCGCGCGGCGGCCCGGCGTCCCTGGGCACCCGCGGCAGGCAGGCCCCGAAGTCCTTCGTGGTCCCGCACATCCCGCACGATGACAGCGTGCTCGCGACCGACGTCCAGAACATGCTCGCAGCGAGCCCCGCAGGGGCGCAGCTCGAGACGGTGCTGGGCTTCGTCAACCGCAAGCTGATCACCATGCGGCGCAAGCACGCGATCACGCTGGAGAACCTGCGGGTCGGCGCCATCCAGGGCGTGATCAAGGACTACGACGGCTCGACGCTCCTCAACCTGTTCACGGCTTTCGGCGTGACGCAGAAGGAAGTCGACTTCGTCCTCGGCACCACCGGCACGGACGTCGGCGCCAAGATCGACGAAGTGGTCGGCTACCTCGAGGACAACCTCAACGGCGAAACCATGACCGGCGTTCACGCGCTGGCGTCGCCGGAGTGGATGGCGAAGTTCACGAGCCACACCTCGGTGAAGGACGCCTACAAGTACTTCGCCTCGGCTCCCAACCCGATGCGGGAGAGCGTCCGCAAGGGCTTCGAGTACAAGGGCGTGATCTTCGAGGAGTACCGCGGCTCCGCCTCCTACATTCAGGAGAGCGGGCTGCCTTCGACTCCGGCCCGGTTCATCCCGGCCGGCGATGTCCGCTTCTTCCCGCTCGGGACGACGGACACCTTCACGAACTACTGGGCCCCGCCGGACTTCTGGGGCGCGGTCAACACTGCTCCGGACGCGGCGGACGCCGAAGTGTTCGTGGCCCCGCTCGAGCCGATGAAGTTCGGCAAGGGCATGGACATCCACACCGAGTCCAACCCGCTCCCGCTCGTGAAGCGCCCGGCGCTTCTCGTGCGCGGCTACACCTCGAACTGAAGGAGGCCGACATGCTGCTTCGCGAGAAGGGCAAGAAGGACGCTGAGCCCGTTTCGATGGGCTGGGACGAGGCTCAGGCGGCTATCGCCGCCGGGACCCACGTTCCTGCGGATCAGGACGAGGCCAAGCCGGCCGATCCTGAGCCGGCCAAGCCCGCCAAGGGCGACGACAAGAAGTGAGAGCGGGGCGGCTTCGGCCGCCCCTTTCTTCAGGAGGCGCTGATGGGCCTGTTCGACGTGCTGAACGCCACCTGCGTCTCCGCCTTCATGGATCGCGCGAGCGATGAAGGCATGGTCACGATCCAGAAGGGATCTGCGGCTGCGGTAGCTGTCCCGGCCATCTTCGACAGCAACTATTACGCCTCGAACGATGGCGAGTTCGCCTCGGTCGACAAGATCACCAGCATCTCCGTTCGCAACGTGGACGTTCCTGACCCGGCGCCGGACGATCGCGTCGTGGCGCGTGGCAAGAACTATCGCGTCACCGAGATCCGCCCCGACAGCGAGGGCATGACCGTCCTCGAGCTCGTCGAAGTCTGATGCACAAGCGATCAGAGATCAGGGCCGCTCTCGTGGCGGCGCTGGAGGCGCGTTCTGCGCTTGCAGGGCGTGTCGTCTCCACCCGCGTTCGCACGACCGACGTGCGCGAACTGCCGATCGTCATCGTCTACGCGCTCCGCGAGGAATCGGAGCATGTCGACGTGTCGATGCAGCTGCAGCGCACGGCCAAGATCGCGATCGAGATCAAGGCCCGCGCCGCTGACGGCGAAGACCTGGGCGACGTGCTGGACGGCCTCTGTGAGGAAGCCGAGGCCGGCGTCTATGCCGACACGACGCTCGGCGGCCTCGCTGTGGGCCTCGAGCTTGTCCAGACAGCGATCAATCTCGACGGCAGCGGAGACGCCCGCGACGGCGCGGCGGTGCTCGGCTTCCATGTCCTCTACACGACGCCTCGCCCCACGGCCTGAGGCTCAACTCTCCCATCCCAGCAGCCCCATCGGGGCCAATTCAGGCCAGAGGAGGCCACGCACATGGGCATTTTCGCGACCGCGGGCGACAAGTTCTACATCGGCTCCGCAGCCATGGACCCGAAATCCGAGAACTTCGTCGCCTCGGATTTCTCGGCGGTCACCTGGGTTGAGGTGAAGCAGCTGACGAACCTCGGCTCCCTCGGGGACGAGGCCCAGTCCGTGACGGCAGACCTGCTCGGTGAGCAGCGCACCCAGAGCGCCAAGGGGACGCGGCGCGCGGCCGTGATGACGGTCGAGGTGGCGATCCTTCCGACTGATCTGGGCCAGCAGGCCATGATCGCCGCCGAGGCGAGCCCGTTCAACTACCCCTTCAAGGTGGAGCTGAACGACAAGCCCGCGGCCGGCGCGAGCCCGAAGAACTCCACGCGCCTGTTCGTCGGCCAGGTGATGACGTCTCCGGAGAACTACGGCGGCGCCAACGACGTCACTCGCCAGAGCTACAACGTCCAGCCGAACTCGAACATCGTTCGGGTCGCGGCTTCGGCGAGCTGAGGCCCGCGGCATGGCCAAGACGATCGAAGTCCCGATCAAAGGCGAGGCCGGGGAAGACCTCGGCTTCGCCATCCGCCTGGGCCCGGCGATCGAGCCCGTGGAAGACGATCCGACCGGCGTGAAGACGCTGGCGGCCCGCATCGAGGGCTGGACGGCTCACCAGCTTCATGGCGAGCCGCACGTCTACTCCAAGGCCCGCGCGCTCGCCTTCCTCGTTCGCTACCCCCACATCGCCGCGCAGCTCAGGAAGGCCGCGCCAGCCAAGGATGACGCCAAGTGAGCGACGACAAGGTCCGCCCCGGACAGGTCACGATCACCCTCGACGGTGACGAGGTGACGCTTGTTCCAAGCGCGAACGCTCTTCTGGCGCTGAGTCGCAAGCACGGCGGCCTCGTGGGACTGTCGCGCGCGCTTCAGAACATGGAGGTCGACGCCTTCGTGGACGTCATTGCGACGTCCGTGCCGGGCATCACGGCGGAGCAGAAGAAGAACCTGCCGGAGGTCGTCTTTGCCGCTGGCATCGTGGGCCTTTCGGACCCGCTGAGCGTCTTCCTCGGCAATCTGGCTCGCGGCGGTAAGCCTGAGTCCGCCACCGCCGGAGAAGGCGAGGGAAACCGCTAAGCCACGAGGCCTACGTCTCGTGGCTGCTCGAGATCGGAACCGGCTGGCTCGGCTGGAAGCCCGAAGAGGTGCTTGCAGCCGACATGACGGACGTCGAGCGCGCCTATCGGGGCAAGGTCTCGATGCTGAAGGCCTGTTTCGGCGCCCCGGAGAAGGGCAAGCCCAAACCGATCAACTCGGCTGCGGATTTCGACAGGGTGTGGGGGTGAGGGCGGCCCTACTCAACCATGCCTTTGAACTCGATGTCCCAAGAGTTCGCTTGGCTGCAGGAATAAGACAGGTTCATGGGCACGTTGGCGACCCGTGTCCGGAAGACAAGGTCGTAGCCAAACTTCTTCTTCGTATTGTCGATCCGATCCACGACAAGGTTCGGGATCTTGGGCAGCTTCTCAGAAGCCCTCATCACGCAGAATGGAAGGACCAGGTCGGCTTCGGCTGACGCTGGCTGAACATCTGAATAGATCGCTGTAGCGGCTAAAGCCGCGACCAACGCCGTCGAGAACATCGAGCGCATCATCAGGTCTCCGCTCCTTGCCGGAGCTTGGCTGCCTGCGCCTATAGAGTCGAGGCTTCTGCATGGCAAATCTGGGCGCTGCGATCGTCGAGATCCGGGGCAATCTCGCCCCGCTGAACGCGACCCTCGACGCTGCACGCTCGCACTCCGCCTCGTTCACCGCTCAGACCGAGCAGCAGATGGAGCGGGTCGCCGGCTCGCTCGGCAAGATCCGCACGGCCTCGGCTTCGGCCAGCGCATCCTTCGACAAGCTGGTGGCGGACGCCAAGCGCTCCGGCGCGTCGCTGGCGTCGGCGCTGGACCAGGGCTTCAACGTCGGGAAGATCTCCGCTTCCGCGCGCGCCTCGGCGGACGCGTTCGTTTCCGAGTTCAAGCGTATTGAAGCCGCTGCTGATCACGCCGCAGGCGCGTGGCAGCGGCTGGGCGCGGCCGGCTCTGCCAACCTCAACGCGATCCGCACGAACCGGACGCTTTCCGAGCAGAACGCGGAGGCGGCGCGCCGTCTCGGGGCGCTTGGCTCTGCCGGCTCGAACGTCATTCCGTTCGCCCGTCCGGCTACGCGAGACAAGAAGTCCCTGCAGGACTCGACCATGATCGGAGCCCAGCTCTCCGATTTCGGCGTGCAGGTCGCGTCCGGTCAGGGCTGGCTGATGCCCCTGATCCAGCAGGGCAGCCAGCTTCAGTTCCAGCTGGGAGATCGCGGCCTCAAGGGGGCGGTGAAGTCGCTCGGAACCGGCTTCCTCGAGCTCGCGACCAACCCTCTTGCGCTGACGATCGCTGGCCTCGCTGCCGCAGGCACGGCGGCGCAGTACTTCTGGAACAAGGCGAACGCGGGCGTCGAGGACGTCCAGACGACGCTGGAGAAGCACGCCTCCACCATCGGCATGATCAGGGAGGCTTGGGGCGAAGCCGGAAAGGCCGCCCAGGAGTACGCTCCGCCCACCGGGCTTCGCGTGTTCGCGGAGATGCAGGCCAACGAGG